GGTACCAGCGCGCCGGCGCGGTTTCGCTAGTTACCACATATGGTCATTTGCAACGATACGCCAGCCGGTTGCATTGGGCTTCCGTGCAGCGATCTGAGGTGCGGTGATGGCGCGTAGAGAACCCCCGATCCGGTGCCACTGCAGCGGGCCGTGCCCTGGCCGCGGGCACGCGTCGGCGTACGCGGCGCACGCCGACGTGAACAAGGGCACCGTGAGCAAGTGGCAGCGAGACGGACTGCCTCGGTCAGGCGACGGCGGCGTCGACTTCGCCGCGGCGGACCAGTGGCGCCAGCGCCGGCGTGCCGGGATGCCGGTCGCGAAACCGCCCTCTGCTGCCCCCGGCGATCCGCCGCCGGCCGACGAGGTCGGCACCGGGCTAGAGTCCGCCAAGCTGCGGCTTGAGCGGGCGAAGGCCGAGAAGGCGGAGCTCGAGGTCGCCGAGCGCCGGGGCGACCTCGTCCGCGTGGACCAGGTCGAGCGGGATCGGTTCGCGATCCTGCGAACGCTGAGGGATCGGATCCTGGGCGTCCCGGACGCGCACGTCTCCGAGATCGTGGCGGTCGCGCGGGAGACGACGGACGTGACGGCCGCCGAGCACGGGGTGCGGACGCGGCTGATCGCCGCGCTGCACGAGGCACTGAACGCCACCGCGCAGTCGGTGGAGGCGATGGCAGAGGACGGCGCCGAGGGCGCCGAGGAGGTGTGACGACATGGGCAAGCTGATGCATGAGTTCATGGCAGCGCTCGTGATGATGTGGATCTGGTCGCTCGGCTTCGTCGTCGGCCTGGACGTCGCAGGCGTAGACACATCCGTGGTGGGATTGGCGCTCGCCGTGGGCGGCGCGGTGGTCATCGGCGGGGCCTCGCTCTGGCGGTGGCACCGAGGCCGCATGGTCGTCCGGCAGTTGCTCGAGTCGATGCCTGCGTGGCTGGCGAATGGTGAGGACGACGGATCAGCGTACCGCCCGCTGACCGAGATCCGAGAGGCGTGGGCGGATCGCCCGATGACGGCAGACCGGCGAGACGTCGAGTATCTGCTTGCCAAGTGCGAACAGGATCGCCGTTACGTGCGGGCCGCTCTAGACTGCGCGAAGGAGGCGCAGGCCGAGCGGGACGAGTTGCGGGCGCGCCTGGCGTCAGTGGATTCCGCTACACAGGGATGACTCGTCGTGCTAGCCTCGCGTCAACATGGCGACGACACCCCGACCGCTGACCCCCGCCCAGGAGATCCGGATCCTGCTGCAGCAGGTGCCGGCGACACAGGCGCGCTGGGCGGGCTGGCTGGGCGTGGCGCCCAACAGCGTGTCGCGGTGGATGCTGCAGGCGCGGCGTGACGACGGGGACACGACGGTCCGGGCCCCGGGGGCGCCGCCGTCGGATCTCGCGATCCGGACGGCGAAGCTGATCACGCTGGCGCACCGTGCGGCGCCGGGGATGCTGACCCACCTGATCTGGCCGGCAGGGACGTGGATCGCCCGGCTCGGCGAGCTGCAGGGTACGGAGCTCGTGGCGCCGGGGGAGCTGACGCGTGCGCAGCGGGCGGCGCGGCGGCCGTGGCTGGACGGGGCGGATCTCGAGGAGGACGAGTAGCCATGCTTGACCGCCTATCCTGGCTCGCCTGTTCCGACTGCCCATGGTACCTGCCACCCGGGACGGCCTGCGCCAACGAGTGCCCGGAGTGCGGGCGCCGCGGGCTCACGATCATGACGGGCACGGGGGAGGAGTACGGGGACTGGCTGATTCATCGCGCCGCTGCAGCGGGCCGCGAGCGCGTCGTCTCGCAGATCGGACCCGAGCGCGAGCGGGTGCTGAGGGAGGCGCTGATCGAGAAGTTGACGGAGACGTTCGGCGGTCGCCGCCTCGCACCGGAGAATCCGACAGGCGACCCGAACGTGGTGACGCCCGAGGACGTCCGCCAGTTGCTCCGTTGGCCCGATGACCTCGACGTCCAGCGTGACCCCGAGGATCCGTCGCGTGTGATCGTCCGGCTGCCGCCGACGGCGACGAGGGCCGAGGTGCTGGCCCGTCCGGTGTCTCCGAGGCGGTCGCGCGGCCTGTGACCGCCCCCGCCCAGCGCCCGGCCGCGGCGGCCGATCCGTTCCGCGCGGGGCGGGCCCGGATCCTGCGCCGATCGGCGGAGGCCCTGCGGCCGGATCCGCTGATGACGATCTCGGAGTGGGGCTCCGGATACCGCGTGTTCCCGCAAGGCTCGCCGAGTCCTGGTAAGTGGAGGCCGGACAAGGCGCCCTACGTGGTTGAGCCGATGAACCGGCTGTCTCGGCAGGACCCGTGCCAGACGCTTGTGCTCATGTGGGCGAGCCAGCTCGGCAAGACCGAGATCCTGTTGATCAGCCTGGGGTGCTACATCCACACGAGCCCGCGCCCCATGTTCTACGTGCAGCCCACGATCGAGACCGCGGAGGAGCACAGCAAGGAACGAGTGCAGCCGCTGATCGACAACACGCCGGTGCTGGCGGAGCGTATGTCTGTCGCCAAGTCCCGCGATGGCAGCAACACGCTGCGGCTCAAGCGCTTTCCCGGCGGGTTTATCAAGTTCGCCGGCGCCAACTCGAAAGCTAGCCTGGCATCGACGCCGATCGGCGATGCCTTCTGCGACGAGATCGACCGGTGGCCGGAGAACTGTGAAGGCGAGGGTGATCCTGTCGCGCTGGTCAAGGCGCGACTGACCAACTTCCCGAACCGCAAGCTGGTCCTGACCAGCACGCCCACGGAGACCGACCGCAGTCGGGTCGAGAAGGCGTACAACGGGACGGATCGCAACCGCCGGTGGGTACCTTGTCCGCACTGCGGTGAATTCCAGGTACTGCACTGGCGCACGAAGGACGGCCCGCAGAAGGGAGAGTACCGGCTGCAGTGGGCGAAGGGGCGGCCGTGGGAGGCGGTCTACATCTGCGAGCACAACGGGTGCGTGATCCGCGAGCACGAGAAGCACGGAATGGATCTGAGGGGCGTCTGGCGGCCGGAGGCGCCGGAGCAGGCACAGAACGGACTCGTGCGCGGCTATCACCTGTCGGCCCTGCTGTCGCCTTGGTTCCGATGGGCGGAGTTGGCCGCCGAGTGGGAGCAGTGCCATGACGATCCGGTCCAGTTGCGGACCTTCGTCAACACCCGTCTCGCCGAGACCTTCGACAGCTCGATCGGGGGCAGCGTGAAGGCGGAGGGCTTGCTCGACCGGCGTGAGCCGTACGTGGTCGCGCCCGCGGGCGTGGTCGTCGTGACCGGCGCGATCGACGTCCAGGTGGATCGCTTGGAGTTGCACCTGATCGGTTGGGGCGCCGGGTTCGAGAGTTGGGCTTTGGACTACGTGGTCCTGAACGGCAGCCCTTCCGGGGACTCCGTGTGGACGGCGGCGGACGCGCACCTGCGCCGGCGGATCACGACGGAGGACGGGCGCACGTTGCCGGTGGCGGCGGCCTGCGTGGACACCGGTGCCGATGCGTCGTTCGCAGACCGTGCGGCGCTGTTCTGTCAGGGGCGCGAGGACCGGCGCATCTGGCCGATCAAGGGCGCCTCCGCCCCTGAGGCGCGGATCTGGCCAAAGCGGCCCAGCAAGGACAAGCGGAACAAGAACCTGGCGCTGTATCTGGTTGGCGTCGGGCAGTGCAAGACCGACATCTACGACAGGCTTTCAAGGAAGCAGGCGGGCGCGGGTTACATGCACTTCCCCGAGCGGTGGCCCACGAGCGGGCACGAGTGCGACGCAGGGTACTTCGACCAACTCGTGGCAGAGAAGCGCGTCCGGAAGATGGGGAAGTGGCGGTGGACGAAGAGGCGCGAGGGCATGCGCAACGAGGTGCTGGACCTGTGGGTCTACGCCTACGCCGCGCTCCACGGCCTGATCCGCCTCGGGCTCCGGCTGCCGCGGCCGAGCGCACCGACGGAGACTCCGCCGCCGGTGCCGGCCACCGTAGCGACGGCAGTGACCGAGCCCCCGCCGCCGCCGGCGGCGCAACCCGCGCCGACCCGGCAGCCTGCGCGTACACCGCCAGCGCGACGTCCGCCTCCGCGCCCGGGTGGCCGGCCGCGGTCGATCTGGTAGGCCACCCCGGCCGCCTCGTGACCACGCCCACATATCGTCAGCCTTGACCCTGTCCGCCTTGTGGGTGTAGTGATCTGAGACGGCGTCGCATGATGCGACGTTCCCGGGGGCTCGGATGGCATTCACGCAGGCGCAGATCGCCGCGCTGAAAGGCGCCTACGCACGCGGCGTCACGTTGGTCAAGCACGGCGACAAGACCGTCACCTACGCCAGCCTCGAGGACATGTGGGCGGCGATCCAGCGCATGGAGCGGTCGCTCGCGAGCCCGAGCCCGCCGGCGTACGTGCGCCTGACGAGCAAGGGGTATTGACGTGGGCTGGTGGGACCGCCTCGTCGCTGCCGCTCGCCCGGCGCCCCCGCCTCAGCGGCCGGCACACGACCTGCCGACGTGGGCCCGGTCGTTCAAGGGCGCTACGACATCGCACCTGCAACAGCACTGGAACACGACCAACAGCGGGATCAACACGCTGATCAGCGCCCGGGGCAACACGCTCCGTGCCCGTGCTCGCGATCTGGTCAGGAACAACGCGCACGCTGCGCGGGCCGTCACCGCGCTGGTGACGCGGATCGTCGGCTGCGGGATCCTGCCGCACTGCTCGACGGGGGACTCGACGATCGACGCGATGGTGGACGCCCACTGGTCCGAGTGGGCCCGGCAGTCGAGCGCGACCGATGACCTGACGATCTACGGCCAGCAGGCGCTGGCCGTGCGGGGGATGATCGAGTCCGGCGAGACGATCGTCCGCTTCCGCCCCCGGCGGATCGGCGACATGAGCGCGGGGCGTGTGCTTCGCGTGCCGTTCCAGGTCGAGGTGCTCGAGGCCGACCAGCTCGACCACTGGAAGACGGAGGCGACCGACACCGGCGGCAAGATCATCCAGGGCGTCGAGTTCGACGCCATCGGACGTCGTCGGGGTTACTGGATCTACCCCGATCACCCCTACGAGACGCTGGTCACGTCCACGGTCCGCAACCAGTGGCTGAGCGCGTTCGTGCCGGCGGACTCGACGGCGCACCTCTACCAGGCCGTGCGGCCCGGGCAGGTCCGGGGCTTCCCGTGGCTGGCGCCGATCATGGTCACGCTCCGCGACCTCGACGAGGCCCAGGACTATGAGCTCGTGCGCATGCGCATGGCGTCCGCGCTCGTGGCGTTCGTCTCCGGCGACGAGTCGGGAGTCGAGCAGGCGATCGGGGCGCCCGAGCAGGGCGACGACCCGAACAACCCGAGCACGATCACCGACGTCAACGGCAACCCGCTCGAGCGCGTCGAGCCCGGCATGGTCGGGATCCTGCGCGGCAGCCGTACGGTGACGCTGTCGAATCCGACGGCGGTCGGCGGATTCCCGGAGTACGTCAAGTCGCAGCTCAAGCGGATCTCGGCCGGGATCGGCGTGCCGTATCCGTCGCTGGCCGCTGACCTCGAGGGCGTGAACTACAGCTCCTACCGCGCTGGCAACCTCGAGCACAAGGCGATGGTCGAGGCGATCCAGGAGCACCTGGTGATCCCGCTCCTGTGCGATCCCCTCTGGCGGGCGTTCATCCGTTACGCGATCGCTGCTGGGCTGATCCCCGATCGGGCGTACCCGGTCGAGTGGTCTCCGCCGCGGTTCGAGGACGTCGATCGCGTGAAGGAAGCGCTTGCGGATCGACTGGAGATCCGGTCGGGCACGGCCAGCCGCCAGGGCATCGTCCGCCGGCGGGGCTATGACCCCGATCAGGTGCTGGCCGAGATCGCACAGGACAACGCCAAGGCCGACGAGATCGGCGCGGTCTTCGACTCGGATCCGAGGAAGACCTCGAGCTCCGGCACGGCACAGGACTACCTGCGCGAGCGCGAGGGGATCGAGACGGGCGCGGCGCCGTCGGAGCTGGCGGCCGATGAACGTGCAGCCCTGCGACACCTGCTCGCTGAGGCGGAGGCCGAGGGCGACACGGAGGCCGTGGCGATCTACCGCCGCGCACTCGATCGGCGACAGCCCTCTGCGGCCCTGTCGCAACCTGCCATATAAGGCGCCACACATTTTCCTCTTGACTTGCACGCCACCTGACAGGTAGCTGTATCCGCGTAGTCTCATCCTGCGACGCGCGAGACGTTCGAGACGCGCGAGACGGATGAGACAGGGGCCAGGACGGCAGGGGGCGCAGGAAGTGCCTGGGAGGGCCGAGTGGCAGGACGCGAGGGCAAGGGGATCCGGATCGCCACGCGAGATCGCGCGATCGCGACCACGCGCAGCGCGCCGGCCTCCTGGGATCCCGACCAGCGCACGCTGGATATCGTCCTCGCCTCCACGACGCCGGTGCTGCGTCGCGGCTGGTCCGAGTCCTACCACGAGATCCTGAGCATGGCCGCCGGCGCCGTCCGCCTCGAGCGGTTGAACAACGGTGCGCCGGTGCTGCTGCAGCACGACGGCTGGGACAGCAACGCGCTCCTCGGCAGCTTCGTGAAGGGCTCCGCGCGGATCGAGGGGCAGGAGCTCCTGGCGACGATCCGGTTCGTGCCCCAGGCGACGGCCGAGGCGCGCGGAGTCGAGCCGTTCATTCAGGAGATCGCCGCCGGATTCCGGGACAAGTGGAGCGTCGGCTACGACATCCACGACTACCGGGAGATCGGCAAGGCCGACGACGGCGTCATGCGGGTCGAGGTCACCGATTGGGAGCCGCACGAAGGCTCGTCGGTGCTGATCCCCGCGGACGACTCCGCGCACTCTCGCGCCGCAAAGTCGGAGTGTACCTGCGGTGCTACCTCCCACGAGAACCAGGGCGCCGGTGACGCTGGCGGCGACACGAACGACGACATGCGCGGCAGGACGCCGCACACGCAGCAGGAGGCCACGATGGCAGGCACTGGCACGCAGACGACCCCGACCCCGACGGCGCCGGCCGCGGAGCCGACCCCGGCGCCGGTGGACACCGCGGCGATCGAGGCTCCCGCCAGGAGGCGGCCGCGCAGGCGCAGCGGCGACACGACGAGATCCTGACGGCGTGCCGCCAGCTGCGGCTCAACCCGACGGACGAGGCCGTGGCCCCGATCGTCGGCGACCACCAGAGGTCGGTCGCGGACGTGCGCGAGGCTCTGTTCGATCTCGCGGTCAAGCGCGACGAGCGTGCGGGGATCTCGGGCGTGCACGGCGGCGGCGGCGGCGGTGTCGAGGTCGGCACGGAGGAGATCGACCACGTCCGCGAGGGCATGGCGTCCTACCTCATGCACCGGAAGTACGGCAGCCCGCTCGAGGGGCGCGCCCGCGACTACGTCGGCATGACGTGGTTCGATCTCGGCCGCGAGTGCCTGGAGCTCCAGGGCGTGCGGACCAAGGGGATCGACCGCCTGACGCTGGCCAAGCGGATGCTGCACGTGCGCGACGGGTCGGGTGCGGTCACGACCGGCCACTTCCCGGCGCTCGTCGCGGCCGTGACGGGCAAGTCGCTGGCCCGCGGCTACGACGCTGTGATGGTCCAGTACCCGCGGTTCTCCGCGCGTCGGACGCCGCCGGACCTGCGGACGCAGCGCGAGCTGTTCGTCGACTCGGTCGGCGACCTCGCGGAGGTGAACGAGACGGGCGACTACACCTACACGATCATGACCGAAGGCGAGGAGACCTGGCAGCTCCTGCGTCGCGGGCGGATGGTGAAGGTCACCCCCGAGCTGATCCTCAACGACGAGCTCGGCGCGATCACGACCGTGCCGCAGAAGATGGGCGCGGCCTCCGCGCGAACCCGCGAAAAGGTGTTCTGGACCCGCGTGCAGGCGGCCACGGTGATGGCTGACGGTGTGGCCGTCTACGACGCCGCGAGCCACGGCAACGTCGTGGCCGCCGGCGGCGCGCCGAGCTGGCCGCAGATCGCGGCGATGCAGATCCTCCTCGACGCGCAGACCGACCGCTCGGGGGAGCTGATCGCGATCGAGCTGGACCGGTTCGCGTTCCCGCCGGCGCACCGCGCCTCGGTGGCCACGCTCTGGACGCGGATCGTCCCCGAGCAGCAGTCCAACGCGACGCCCGAGGAGGTCTACAGCCTGGGCAAGGCGGTGGTCCCGTACCTCACCGGCACGGCCTGGTACGGGTTCGCGAACCCGGAGCTGTACCCGGCGTTCGTGCACGGCGAGCTCGAGGGCCGGTCCGGCCCGACCGTCGAGGAGGAGTACGACTTCGACTCGAGCTGCCTGAAGATCAAGGTCGAGGACTACTTCGGGATCGGGGCCGTGGACTACCGGCCGACCGTCAGGAACCCGGGCGCGTAACCGCCGCGGGCGACAGGGACACGGGCGCCCGCTGAGGGAGCCCAGGGATAAGGACGCGCAGGGGCCAGGACGGCCCGAGGAGGCACACGATGGCCTACATCGCAGTCAAGGGGCCCCTGGCCACGGTCACGTGCGTGGCGCCCGGCGGGGGCGTGACGATCGACACGCCGGTGCTGATCGGGGACCTGTTCGGGATCCCGGCCGAGACGGCCGCCGCGGGCGCGAGCTTCGAGCTCCAGACCCTCGGCGAGTGGACGCTGCCCAAGCAGGCCGGCCTGGCGATCTCGCTCGGCGAGGACGTGTTCTGGGACAACGCGGCGTCCGAGTGCGACACCACGAACACCAACAGCTTCATCGGCAAGTGCACCCTCGCGGCGCTGGCCGGCGACACGACGGTCCGGGTCAAGCTGTTTCCGGGCAACCTGTCGACGAGCCTGGCCGCGGCCGTGGCCGATTCCGACTTCGACGCTAACACGATCCTGAAGGCCGACGTCGACAACACGCCGGTGGCGCTGACGGTGGCCGAGGACCGGATCGTGGGCCGCGTCGCCGGCGACGTGATCGACGACCTGACCGCCGCGCAGGTCCGGACCCTGATCAATGTCGAGGACGGTGCCGACGTCACCGACGCGGCGAACGTCAACGCCGCGGGCGCGGTGATGGAGTCGGACTACGACGCGCAGACCGTGCTGGTCGCCGTCGCGGACAACACGCCGCTGCCGCAGGTGGTGGGCGATTCCGAGTTCGTCGGCCGTCCGGCCGGCGGCAACGTCGGGGTGATGACCGCCGCGCAGGCGCAGACGGTCCTCGGCACAGGGGCGCCGGGCAGCCTGGCGACGGGCGACAAGTCGACGCTCGTGGCCGGCATCAACGAGATCCAGCCGGCGCGGCACACGATCATCAACGAGCACTTCCTCGCGTCGGCGGGCGGGACGCTGCCGCAGCCGTGGGCCGCGGCCGAGACGTCGCCGGTGGGGGCCGTGACGCAGGCGTACGTCAACGACGCCAACATGGGCCACTTCGCCCAGACCTGCGACGCGCAGAACGAGGCGCAGACGGCGCGGCTCGACTGGAGCGACAGCCTCCACCTCGACCCGACGCGCGACCTGATCATCGAGATGGGGTTCATCTGGAACCCGGCGGGCGCGGCGGGCGACGCCAACACCGACGCGTTCGTGGGCCTGATCAGCGCCTACAACAGCGACTTCGACCTGATCGCCAGCCAGCTCGGGCTCCGCGTCATCGGCGCGAACATGAACCTGCTGATCGAGTCGGACGACGGCGCGACGGACGCGAGCGTCGACAGCACGCTCGACGTGGTCAAGGGCAACCTGACGCGGGTCAGGTTCAATCTGGCGAACCTCGCCGCGGTGATCGTGCACGTCGACCTCGGCGACGGCGCCGGCTTCCAGCAGCTCGCCACGCAGCCGGACCTGTCCGCGCTGACGAACGCGAACCTGCTGCAGCCGGCGTTCTTGCTGAACAAGAACAGCGCGGCCCAGGAGTCGCTCGTCGCCGACTACTGCCGCGTCTTCGCCCCGCTCTACTAGCGCGGGGTCGGGAGAGGACTGACCTGTGAGCATCTGGGCCGACAGCCTGTCCGCCGCGACCGAGATCGTTCGGGACACATTCCCGACCGCGGTCTCGTACACGGCCGCGGCGGGCGGCGGCGCCCAGGCGATCACGGGGGTCTACGACGAGGCGTACGAGGCCGTCGAGCTCGATGGCGAGGTGGCGGTCTCGACTACGCGGCCGATGTTCGAGGTGCGGATCGCGGACCTCGCGGCGCCGCCCGCGCAGGGCGACACCTTCACGGTCACGGCCTCGGGCCGTACGTTCCGGGTTTCGGACGACCAGCCGGACGGATCGGGCAACGTCAAGCTCTATCTGCTGGAGACCTGATCCGTGCCGGGCCCGTACACCCCGACGCAGATCCGGACCGACGTGATCACGCGGCTGACGGCCGCGGCGATCGCTCCGGGCGGCGTGCACGACACGCGCATGCTGGACTGGCCGGACGACACGACCTGGCCGGCGATCGCGGTCTACAGCATGCGCGGCACAGGCTCTCCGCGATCGGTGAGCCTCGCGAGCTACGAGCGCGAAGACGTGCTGTCGGTCGAGGCGACGACCGAGGCGGCCGATGACGCGACGCTGGCCGCGGCGCTCGACACGCTCGAGGGGCAGATCCTCTCGACGCTGCTCGCGGACTCTGAGTGGTGGAGTCGGTACGCTCCCAACATCCGCTTCGACGTCGAGCGTGGACGGGACAAGGACAGCAGCCGCCTCCGCGGCGCCGTCCAGGTGTCGTTCACGATCGTGCAGAAGGAAGTGACCTACGAGCCCGCTGAGCCGAGCGCGGCCAACAGCTTCGAGCAGCTCCAGGTCGCGACGAACATCGACGAGGGCACCGGCTCTCTCGACGCACAGACCGACGTCACGCAGACCGTGACGCTGACGGGGGATCCATGATCCGACCGAGCAACAACAGGATGGTGGTCCGACCCGGCGCCAACCGGCGCCGCCCGGGCGAGCCGCTGATCGTGCGCTACCCGCCGCCGGACACCCGGCGCACGCTGCCCGCCGAGGGCGCGAGCGTGCCGATGACCTTGTACTGGCTGCGGCGCCTGCGATCGGGCGACGTGGTGCCGGTCGAGTCGGCCAGTTCGGACCAGGAGGACTAACAGATGGCGATCTCGTTTCAGCGCATCGCCAGCGACCTGGCGCTCAACGGCTGGTTCTTCGAGGTCGATCCCTCGGCGGCCAACAGCCCGGGGAGCACGGTCAAGCCGTCGCTGCTGATCGGCCAGCGACTGAGTACGGGCACGACGGCGGCCAGCACGCTCAAGCGCGTCTCCGGCGCGGCCGAGGCTGCGCAGGCCCACGGCCGCGGTTCGATCGTGCACCAGATGGTGACGCGCTACCGGCAGACCGATCCGACCGGGGAGCTCTGGACGATCGGCGTCGCGGACGCGGGCGGCGCGGTCGCCTCGACTCTGGCGCTCGTGGCCACGGGCCCGTCCACGGCGGCCGGAACGATCTACCTCTACATCGCGGGGCAACTCGTCGAGGTGACCGTCGACAGCGGCGACGCAGCGACGACGATCGCGGCGAGCATCAACACGGCGATCAACGCGGCGGCGGACCTGCCGGTCACGTGCGCCAACCCGGCCGCGCCCTCGGCCAACCTCACGTTGACCGCCAGGAACGCCGGCGTGATCGGCGACGAGATCGACGTGCGGGCCAACTACCGCGGTGCGGCAGGCGGCGAGGAGTGGCCGGCAGGCGTGACCGTCACGGCGGGCGGCATCTCGATCGAGACGACGCCTGCGCGGCTCGGGGGTGGCGCCGGCGCGGTGGACCTGACGGCCGCGATCGCGGCGATGGGCGACATCGAGTACGACTTCATAGGCGTGGCGTGGAACGCGGATGCGACGCTCGACACGCTCGAGGCCGAGCTCAACGACACGTCGGGCCGGTGGTCGCCGCTGCGGCCGGTGTACGGCCACATGTACGCGGCGGTGGACGATACGCTGTCCAACATCACGACGGCCGGCAACGCCCGCAACAGCCAGCACTCGACGCTGCTCGGGATCGAGTCGTGCCCGGCGCCCACCTGGGAGCTGGCCGCCTCGCTCACGGGCGCGGTGGCGACGGCGCGCCGGGCGGACGTGGCGGCGGTCTACCACACGCTCGCACTCGAGGGGATCCTCGCGCCGCGGGAGAGCGACCGCTTCACCGCCGACGAGGTCAACGTCCTGCTGACCGACGGCGTCACCGCGACGTACGTCACGCCGGACGGCACGGTGCGCCTCTACCCGGTGATCACGACGTACCAGACCGACGCGTTCGGGCAGCCGGACCAGTCGATGCTGGACGTCACGACGATGTACGACCTGATGCACATCCAGCGCACGTTCAAGGCGCGGATGCAGGGCAAGTTCGGGCGGCATCGCGTGGCGGACAACGGGACCAACTTCGGCCCGGGCAAGCGGATCGTCACGCCGGACATGGTCAAGGCGGAGACGATCGCGCTGTTCCGGGAGTGGGAGGCGGACGGGATCGTCGAGGGCTTCGACTCGTTCGCGGAGCTGCTGATTGTCGAGCGCAACGCGACGAACCCGAAGCGCATCGACGTGTTGTTGCCACCGAACGTCACGAACGCCATGGAGACCGGCGCCGTCGCCGTTCAGTTCCGGAGGTAGCACATGGCCGCGATCGCAGGACGGGTCGAGTTCATCGCGGACGGCGTCCGCTACCAGCTGGGCGAGTCGGTGACAATCCGACCGTTCCAGTCCAGCAAGGAGATCATCAACGGCGTCAACGGCCCGATCGGCCACAAGGTCACGGGCGTGGCGCCGTCGATCGAGGTCGAGATCGGAACCACGTCGGACACGCTGATGAAGACGCTCGAGGCGCTCGAGGACGCGACGGTCACGGCGAAGTGCGCCAACGGCCTCCAGTACGTGCTCAAGGGCGCGATCGTCGAGGGCGAGCCGGACGTCAACCCGGTGGACGGCAAGGTCACGATCACGTTCCGCGGCACGATCATGGACGAGGTGTAGCCCATGGCGACGGCGGCCAAGTACTACACGCTGCGGCGGAGCATCGTCCGGAAGGTGCCCCTGACGCACCCGATCATGGTGTCCGGCGAGGAGGTCGACGAGCTGTGGTTCGAGCGACCCAAGCTCAAGCACCTCCGGGGAGTCGACCTTTCGAAGGGTCTCGCGGAACCCGAGAAGCTGCAGTCGGTGATCGCAGGCGTGGCCGGCATCGCCGAGGACGAGGCGGGGGAGCTCGACTACGAGGATCTCCAGGCCGTGTCGGAGGTGATCGTCGGTTTTTTCTTCGGCTCCCCGCAGGATGGGAGCGACTCGCCGTAGAGCTATCGCTTGTCGAGGGATGGGGGCCTCACGCCGTGTGGGAGCTGGACTCCGGAGACCTGATGATGTGGGCGGAGGCTAGCGCCCGGCTGGGAGCGCCTGTGACGCGCGGCTGGAGGGCTCCGTAGTGCCGCCGCCCCTCCCGATCAAGGTCGTTATCCGCGGAAAAGACGACCTCAGCGAGAAGCTGGCGAAGGTCGGCGAGCGGCTGTCGAACCGTCTCGGCCGGCCGCTGAAGGCGCTCGACGCGCGCATGGCCCGGTTCGGTGAGCGGATGGGCCGGCCGTTCCGCGCGATGCGCGCCGAGGTCATCGAGCCGCTCGGCAACGTGACCCGCCGCATGACGGCGCCTCTGCGCGGCGTGATGCGCGCGATGCGCGGCGTCGCCTCCGGGGTCTCGCGCATGCTGTCGGGGATCACGTCGCTCCTGAAGCCGATCGCGATCCTCGGCGGTGCGGCGGTCGCGGCGGCCGCGGGCATCTTCCGGATCGTCCAGTCCACGGCGCAGGCCGGCGACGAGCTGAGCAAGCTCTCGCGCCAACTCGGGCTGTCGGTCGAGGGGCTGCAGGAGCTGCAGTTCGCGGCGGACCGAAGCGGCGTCCCGATCGACCAGTTCAACATGGCGTTTCGCCAGTTCACGACCCGTGTCGGCCAGGCACGCGGCGGGTTCGGTGACCTGTCCACGTTCCTGAAGACACTGCCCAAGTCGTTCCGGGAGTCGTTCAAGGCGACTACCACGACCGAGGAGGCGCTCGGCCTCGTCATCGACGCGATCTCGAAGATCGAGGACCCGCTCCAGAAAGCAGCGTTCGCCAGCAAGTTCTTCGGCGAGGAGGGCGTCAAGCTCACCCGCATGGCCGAGGGCGGGACCGAAGGCCTGCGCGCGTTGCGTGAGGAGGCGCGCCGGTACGGCGTCATGTCCACGGAGGCCGGGCGCGACTCCGAGGCGTTCGTGGACGCGCAGGCGAACTTGAAGGCGGCCGTGCAGGGGGTCAAGTTCGCGATCGCCGGGCAGCTCTTGCCGGTGTTGACCCCGCTCCTCCAGCGCCTAGCGGATTGGGCGTCGCGCAACAGGACGCTGATCGCCCAGCGCGTCGAGGGCTTCTTCCTCCGCGTCGGCGACGCGTTGAAGAAGGTCGACTGGGCCAGCTTCGGCAACGCCCTCGAGAAGGCGCTGACCCTCGGCATCGACCTGTTCAGCAGCTTCATGAACGTGGCGGGCGCGCTCGTCCGCGGCGACCTGCAGGGGATCGTGGACGGGTTCAAGGCCGCGTGGGAGGCGATCGCGGACTTCCTCGAACCGTTGTGGGCCCGGATCCGGCAGGGCTTTCACCAGCTGATGGTGGACCTAAAGAACGACCTCAAGGCCTTTATCCGCGACTCGTTCAAGAGCCTGGGCATGACGGTGGCCGGTGCGGTTCTGCCCGATCCCGTGGGCCTTGGGCTGGCAGCGGCGCAGCGACGTCGGTTGCCCGTGGCATCGGTCGCGGCCCAAGCGGCGGCC